GACATCGAGATACGAATTATCCGGCGCACCCGAGGCCGATGTTTGGTAGGTCGTGCACATGCGCTCGATGATGACCGCGCCCGCGTCATTGACCCTGAAAGTCGAGACGCCGTCATAGAGCAGCGTGTTTCGTTCGCCGATGTCGAGCCGGCTGGGAACCGGCGGCGCCTTTAGTTGCGTCGTCATATATTGCAAGGGCAGGCCGGGATCGACACGCAGGCTAGAGGCGCAGTAGCCGCCGATCTGCGACGCCCAGACCCACGACGGGTCGGGCGAGTCGTCAAAGCCCATGATCGACATATGCTGGTCGTTGCGCGCAGTGCCGAAGGCAGTCAGTTCGCCGAGCGTGCCGCGAAAGGCCGAGAAGCACCCGCCGTAGAGCATCTGCTCCCAACTCCACCGACCTTGATAGTCGGAGAGGAAACTTTCCATCGCGTCGAGATTGGCGGTGTCGGTGTACGGCGAGACGATGAAATCGTAGGTCTGGTCTGACAGATTCGCCAACCCGGTCGCGATGTCTGGGTTGCTGGTGCCGCCGCTCATCGCGGTGAAGGTGAGGGTAATCCCGGCTGGCGTATATTCGCCGCCGAGCGGGCCGAGGTAATTGGCGCGCAGGTCGATGTCGTCGCCGGTCTCGCCCTTGTGTTTGGCGGTTATCGAGACGCTGGAACTGCCGGCGGTAGAACTAGCCGTAACTGCAAGATCAGGATTGGCAGTCACGGCAGCGGCAAGGTTCGCGGCAATCGCGTCGGCGGTGTCGTTGAGATTGACGCCGACCTGAACGCGGACGCCGCCGACATAGACGTTGAGCGTGCCAGGAACCGTGCACGTTCCTTCGATGTCGATTTCGCCGGTCGCCGCTTGACCGGCTGCGTTGTCGAGGAAGGGCAGCACCCAGAGGTCGCCGAAATTGTCGCCGAGCAGGTAGTTTTGCACCATCTGTTCGAGCATCGAGCCGCGCCCGAACGCGATCTGCACCTGCGTCATCGACTGGATTTCGAGCGGCACTTCGGGAATCGCGGTGCCGGTCGCGAGCATCTGGCCGACGACGAGGGATCGCTGTAGCGCAATGCCAGAGTTGGCCTGACTCGCGTCCATCTCGACATAGACCCCTGGTACCCTATTGGAATCAGGGTAATAAGTGAATTGAATGGGCACGGCTCAGCCCTCCTTTCGCGATCTGCGCATGTTGTCGATGCGCCACAACGGACGCAGGTTAGTGAAGTGAAAGCAGGCGGCTTGCTGCGCTGGATCAGTTAAATCGAATGCGGAGCATGGCTTGATATGATCCATCTCCCATGCATCGCGTCCGTAATTCTCCCATGACATCCCCGGCGTGAATTGCGCGGTAATGTGTTCACGAAGCGCCGCCTTACTGCATCCGATGAGGTCGCGGAGCTTCGCATCGCGATCCCAATCGCGCTTGCTACGCCTATGAACTATGGCACTCCGAAGCGCAGCGCGAAGGAGATCAGCCAAGCGCGCTTGCTCGTTTGTCCTGTAGCGCTCTCGCCGATAATGCGGGTTTTTCGCCTGCCATCTCGCAAGCGACAACCGCGCGTTCTCGGGCTTAACGAGCCGATACTCATTCATCCATTTTCGATTAAATTCCCTCCGCCGCTCCGGGTCGGCATACGGCATCGGGCCGTTACTCCTTAGCGGGAGCGTGGTGCGCAGCAGCACGGTGCGCAGGTGCAGCCTTCGGCGGATCGGTCGTCACCACGTCGCCATCGCGCAGCCGGCGGCGCCAGAACATGTTTTCGGGCACGTTGCGCGTGTCGCCTTCCTTCATCAGCACCTTGGTTGTCGGATCGCGCACGGCGCGGCCCGGTGCGACTTTGACCATCATGTCGAAACCTCCTTCATGCCGGCGTCAGCGTCCCTACATCGGCGCCGTTGACCAAGACGTGGATCGCGGTGCCGTCCCAGGTGAAAGTGATGGTGTTCGCGCCGCCGCCGAGCGCGTCCTGCAGAGTGCTGATTTCGGACGCCGCCGTGGCGAACTGGCGGCGCACGTCGGCGGTAAAGGCTGAACCCGAGGTCGGATAGGTCGGGTCGATGTTCGAGGTCACGGCATCATGTCCCAGAGCGTGCCGAGGTCGTCCCACGTCGTCGTGGTGTCATCCCAATCGGTGCCGATGTTGGTGTCGATGATCGCGACGGCTGCCGGCGGGCGCCCGTCAGCGGGCGGCATGTCGAACGGCGGTGCTTTGTAGATATCGAGTTCAATGCTGTCGAGCGGCACGCCGGGATCGCCCTGCCAGCCGTCTTCGTCGGTGATCTGGTAGCGCAACCGAAATTCGTACTGATAGAAGAGGCGTGCGCGGTCGAGGTCGAGAAAGCGCATCCCGCCGTAATAGAAGCCCTGATTATTCGGCACCCGGCACATCACGGGCGACCAGTTGAGCACCGCTGACCAAAGCGCTGCCCGCATCTCGTCGTAGGTCATCACCGGGGCTTGGCCGCGCCGGTCTGGCGTCGCGTCGAGTTCGACGACGATGCCGATGCTGATATCGACGATCTGGAAGAGGCCGGTCATTTGCTGATTGCGGTCGCCCTCGACCGTTTCTTCGAGCGGGATCACGTAGCCGGCGGGCAGCGGCATGTTGGCGTTGTAGTTCTGCAGCCCCAAGGCGAACTGCGCGGCCCCGGCGACACGACCGCCGAGCGCGGGGCAGTAGGCGCGAAGCTGCTCGATGGTCGGCCCGATCACTGCGTCTGCCGCCACGTCAAGCCCTCGTCAAACGCCTGCGTCACCCGCCGCTCGATGTTCTTCTCTTCCTCGTCCATCACGCGGTCGAGGCTGGGGCGCGGTTCGAGCACGCGCGCCGATGTCGGGGCTTGCTTCCTGCGCTGACGCCGCGCCGATGCGGTCTTCGCCCGCGAGCCGGGGCGACCGCCCAAGGCGCCGGCTTCGAGGAACAGCGCGTAAAAAGCGCGTTCGCGCACCGCGAACCCGTCGCCATCCTTGTAGACGTAGGACTTCAGTGAGCCGCGAAGCGTGCCGCTGACCTGCACGGGCGGCTCGCCCGGCGCCGAGGCTTGGTAGTGCCCGGCGCGGTATTGGCCGCGATAGGCCGCGCCGCCGCCGCCGCGATAGACCCGGCCCGAGCCGCTGGTCTGCGCGATGAGCCGGGCGGTCTTCGACTTGATGTCATTGGCCGCGCCGCGCAGCAGCGCTTTCACGGCCCGCTTGTCATAAGCGAAGACGCCCCAGCCTTTGACCTGCAGTTTGAGGTTGCTCACTTAGTGAACCATCGGCGCGGGAGGGTTCTCAGCAAAAAGGCTCTCGCGCTCTGCATCGGTGTCGCCTTCGGTGGTGTGGACGCGTTCGAGTTCGGCTTCGAACTCGGTGAAGCGCTTTCGCCCTCCGACCTCTTTGACCCGCCGGATTCGGTAGAGTTCGGTGCGGTTGGTGCCATCGCTCGGCCTCGTGGTCGTGCGCATGATGACGTACACATTTTCGAGATAGTCGGCCCAGCGCGTGCGGATCAGGTGCGTGACCGGCGTGTCGATCTGCGCCGAGTTGTAAAACGTGCTGGGATAGGTCGGCTGGATGTCGGCGTGCACGGTGGCGATAGGCACGAGGTTCTCGCTGATCGCGCCGTTGGGACCTGGTGCTTGGTCGCGGCGGTAGAGCGTCACTTGCCAGCGCAGCGCGCCGATGCCGTTCGAGGTGCCGATCTGACCGGACGGGTTATCGGGCAAAAAGCACCGCAAGGAGGATGACGATCATCACCAGAATGATGCCGAAGACGAAGTAATATTCCCGGCTCATCCGGCAAACTGCCACAGCCTGTAGGGCGTCATAATCTGCCACGCGGCGGGCGCCATCGGGTTATCGACATCCCCGCGCCCTTCGTAGAGCGCAGCGGTAATCATCAGGATGGCGTGGATGATCGGCCCTGGCACCGTCGTTCCGTCGTCGCCATAGCCGGCGACATAGACCATCTGCATCGAGTAAGAGGGGATCATCGGCACCAGCGGCGCCTTGAGCATGATCTGCGCCGGCTCGACATCGATGTTGAGCACATAGTCCTCGTCGGGATCAGCAGCCGTCATGTCGCCGGTTTCGCCCCACATCACCGAGGTGACGCTCTGGCACGGCGCGCGGGGAATGCTGATCGGTTTCCTGATGACCGGCGGCCAGTTGAGCGGGAAGACGATCAGCGACTGCGGCACCAGCGGCGACGCCGTGGGCGGCGGCGAGTTGGTCAGCGTGAATTGCAGCGTCTGGGTGATGAGCGCCCGGTTAAGCCAGCTTTCCACCAGTACCCGCGCGGTCGTCGCGTACATCGTAAGCAGGTCGTCGTCGTAGTCGGAATCGACACGGCAGTGCCGGCGCACCGTGTCGATGTCCACCGGCTCGACTGCCGGCGGCGTGATGACGCGAAGGCTGGCGAACATTAGAGGTCGAAGATGTCTTCCTCGCCGCCGCCACGCCGCAGTGGCACTTCACCGGGTGGCCGCATCGCCCACTCGCACCCCTCGGGAGCCTCGGCACCGGGCGGGGCGATGTTGACCGGCTCGGCCATGCCGCGCTCGACCAATCGCATCGCCATGCGGTTCGGGAAGGAGGCGACATCGCCCCGGAAATAGGTGCTCCACCGCGACAGGAACCGGACCGCGAGACGCGGCCCGGCATTGGTGGCGAAGGGCTGGCCTCTCATCGCTGCGCCGGTGTGCGGCTACCGCCAGTGCTGCCGCCGCCGCCGCCTCCGCGAGTGCCCGAGGGCGGCGGTGCGGGTGGCGGATCAGGTGGCGCGTCGGTCGGGATCGGCCCTGCCGGGGTCAGCGGGTACGGCCCGCCGCCGGGGTTCGCCGTCAGGGTGCCGGCGAAGGCCGAGCTATGCACCACGCTCGGATCGTAGATCGTCGGTGGTGGTGCGGCATTGGCAGCTGAGGACGGCCACGCCGCCGGGGCTTGTGCCCAGTGCGGGTTGAGCGGCTGGGTGCTGTAGGGCGCTCCCGGCAGACCGGGCAGACCCGAGAACATCCAATCGGTGGTGGTGCCGACCGCGAGCGACTGAAGGTGCCGCATGTTGAAGTCGTGCTCGGTGATGACGCGGAACAAGCTCTGGTCGCGCTGGAAGGTGCTGACGACCTTGCCATCGGTGCCGTAATAGGCGGCGACGTCCGAGGCATCGACCATGACGTTGAGCGTGTCGCCGATCACCACGTCGGCCATGTCCACCAGATAGAACTCGCTGCCGTTGCCGGTGCCGAGGTTCGTCGGTATCTGCTGGGTCAGGTAGAAGGGGTAGCCGTCGATGGTGCCGCCCGCGATCTCGTCGCGGTAGTAGAACCCGCCGACGCTATCGCGCCTCGTCCGGATGTATTCGAGCAGCGTGGGTGCCATGAACCACGCCGGCCTGATCATCCGCGACATGCCGTTTTGCAGGATCAGCTTCATCGACGCCAGGGCCGAGACGACGATATTGAGGTCTTCGCCGGCGGGCGGAGTCGCGCCCAATGCCGGCACGACGAGCAGGTTCGCCGGCAGCACCAGCGAACGCCAGCCGACCGGCCCCTTGTTGGTTCCATCGCTCCGAATGAACTGGATGTCCTCCTTCCGCGCGATGCCCTGGATCAAGTCGTCGCGGATGATCGCCTCGACACCGATAGGCGCGCGACGGATCAAGTCATTCGACACCGGAACCATCGCGGTGAGCTTTTTTGCGATGAGGTTCAGATCGTCGAACAGCTCTTCAGTGACCGAGATATCATCCAATTCCCCTTGGTACATCGCCGTCGACCCGGCAGCGAGACGGGGGATCGTCAAATTGCCCATCGGCATCTCGACAGTCATCGGGTTGGCCTGCCGGACAACCACGTTGGCCCTCAAAAGCTCGATCAATTCCGCCATGAAATCTTGCGGAATGAGGGCGCCGCCCTCGGCAACCACCGACAGGTTGAGCGCCTTTGTCACGATGTCGTCGTGGAAGCGGTTGTCCACGAACTCGAGCGCCTTGTCCTTGCCGTACCATTTCTGATGCACCAGGCCGATCATCAGGCGGGCGACGCGGTAGCCCTGGCCGGGTGTGCCGGTCTTGCGCGGTGTCGCCCACACCCGGGCACCGCCGCGGGCGATGAGGCCGGTCGTCGATGACACACCACGGCGACGGAAGCGCTTGTCGTTGTCATCGTCCTCGTCGTCGCTGTCATCGCCGCCCTCGGCCTTTTCGCCTTCCTCTTCCTCGTCGTCCGGTGCCGAGCCGGAGATCGCCTCTTCGCACCGCCCGATGCGGTCCTCCAGCTCTTGCAGCTCGGCCATGATCTGGTCAAAGCGGTTCTTCTCGTCGTCGGATGTCGGTTCGTCGCCGTCATCCTGCTTTGCCATCCAATCGGCGAGTTCAGCGCGCTTCAGTGTCCGCTTGCGCTGCAACTCATGGAGCTTTTCGCGAAACTGCTTCATGGTTTGCCCTCCTCAGAACACGCCCAAAAGTGCGGCGCGAGCGCGGCGCCTATAGTCGTCGAAGTTGATGAGTTGCACCGGGGCCGGGGTGATGACCGGCGCGCTGTCGTTCGAGCCGCCGCCCGGCTCGATGGGGACGCCCGCGCCGTCGATCAGCGCCTCGGGATTGCTCGGCACGCTGACGAGGCTGAGCTCGACCAGTTCCTGCTGGTCGAAGTCGATGCCCGGCATCCAGCCGCCGCCGTCGCGCTCGGGGTCGCTCGAAAAGTCCCACTTGATCGGGCGAAAGCCGACCGAGGTCGCGCTGATGTAGCCGTCCGACGCCATGCGGTAGACGCAATCGGCGAGATCGCTGGCGGCACCGTAGCCGCCGGGGAGGAACGACACCGAGGCGTAGAGCCGCCGGTCGTCGCGCCCGATATCGACGGTCTTGCCGATGGGCAGTTCGTCGGCCTTGTGCGACCACAAAACCACGGGGTTCTTCTGGTAGTGGCTGATGTCCCAGCCCTTGGGGTTGATGCAGTCCTGATCGCGGTCGACCGTGCCCGTCGAGATGGTGAAGCCGAGCGTGCGGTCGTTCAGTTTCTCGACGCGCTCGATGCTCTGCTTACGCACGCCGACGACCAGCGAGGCGTG